CCTCTGCAAGCCCTAGCCACGTCTGCTCCCCGCGAGGGGTACACAGACGATAATCATCGCCACCGACGTACTAGCATGCTAGTACGACGACGTGTGTATGATCTGACGGAAAAGGGAGTGTCACCTTCAAAAGAAGGGACACCCACCCGCGTTATCGGTTCGAGCTGGTTAAGGTTATTTGCCTTTTCGGAAAAATACCGAAGAAGCATTGACCAACCATCAAGAACATGATTGACGACAACTGACTTAACGTCCCAGACATGGTAAAGTACCCTTTGGTACCGAACCGATGCTTTGGAACGTATAGGTCGTTGGTGCTCCGATGCTGCAACAAGACTAGGACATGTCAATGACATGTCTTTTGTCGGTATTCCACCATACAAATGGTGGAGACTTTCTACGATGCAATCGTAGACGTTGTAGTAACCCTTATCGTAGAAGGAATTCGCGTAAGCGATCCAACTCGTATAAGAGTCAGGCGAACGTGATGATGACCAGACAGTCCGAAAACGGACTGGAGTGACATCCTTGCCTTTGAAGGCATCCATGCCACATGACTCTCTAAAGAGTCCACTGATGCAACTCTTGTCGCGGTTGATTTTCAACCCAAACGACTCGAGCTGTTCCATTGCGTCGACGGCGTAAGCCGTTGGGACAATGACATCATCACCATACACATATATACGCTCTCGCGTATATGCGTCAGGTGCTGCTGCCGTAAGGATAGACCAAATAGTTAACGCCATTATAGGGAAGCATAAACAACTTCCCATAGGCGCAAACTTCTTCAGTTCTATCTCCTTACCGGATGGCAACACAGTAGATGAACTCCTACACGCTTCCAGGTACTCATATATATGAGGCGGGAAGAGTAGGTGAACCAGATCAAGCGAAACGCGATCACTTGCCTCATTGAGGTCAAGAGTCGCGTACCTGCCCTCAATGGACCCTATACGGGCACCATTGCGGTTCGGTACTTGATCAGTGAAGAACACATTGTCCCTGGTGGAACAATGCCGTTCAACTAACTCCACAATAGCCCTGCCAAGTCCTTGCTGAATCCATTGAAAATCAACGGGTTCGCAGGAGATTAGTCTAGGGCCACGAGAATCTTTCGGAACGAGTATAACTCGTGCCGGAAGAGACTTATCATCAATAAACTTATGTTTATCGATAGTATCACACCAATGGCCAAGAGATGAGCAAAAATACTCATCAAATGGATATTTGGCAGTGATACGCGCCGAGACATTCGTCCATCGATACTTCTCAGAAAGTTGTTGCTTAGTAGCAACAGCTCCTGGGCCGTGTCGTGGGTAAATGTCTTTCGGGTCAAAGAAGCTAAAAAGATTGTTTAACAATATTCTAGCTTCCCGTGCTACATCTAACTTACTCGGTTTGTCAGATATCTGACGACCGACAGAAGAAGGTTTGAATCTTCTCCTGTTGTAAGTATATGTAGGATCATCAAGCGTACGCTTAAGTTCTTTAAGCATACAATTGACGGAGGTAAGTTCGTCCTCGGTTTTCTCAAACCGAGAGACTACTTGCTGTTCTTGTTCAACTGTATAAGGCAATTCGTACTTGTAAAAAACAAATAGGATTTGCCGCAATACGCTGACGCTCTTCTCACACGGATCCTGAAGGAGTGCACCGTTTGGTTGGAACACACGATTAAACAGCTCACCGAAAAGTTTCGGCAGCTGACTATTGGGCTGAGGTTCAAATCTCAACTCAATTGCGTTTAAATGTGTGGCTCCAGTAAGAGCCTTATCAAAGGCCTTACCCAAACGAGGCAAGGTTTTCGTTAGAAAACCTATTCCCTCAGAAGCCAAACGATTGAGCACCTTATTAAGGGTGTTCTTTCGCGAGGCACTGTCGAAGACAGTTCCACATGAAGTGAAGACGTCGTGAAGCAGTGCAGCGATGATTTTACTTTCATCTAGGCTCTTGTAAGGGACCATATGGTAACCTTTCCTAGAGCATGCATACACTTCACGATCCATTGAACTCTCAATCCAAAGATTAGTCTACTCAAATGAGCAAACAAACCAATGGCTCGTTTCTACCAAGTATACCCAACGGGGAGCCGTGGGGGCAATTACGCCCTTTAACGGTATTCCTCGCTGTGCAATACACGGGAGATACAGGAGAGGTACACAATAACGAAGTTATCAACGCAGATCTAGACGTTGGGACGAATAGAGTCGTTCAAAGGCGTGTCCGCATAGCGGCACGCGATTTGAAAGATCTAGACGCCGTCAACGAAATAGAAGGCGAAGCTAACTCGATTTGAGTACTACTCCAACCGAGACGCACCAATAGTGCAACTAAGAGGGGTACACAAACGTGTACCCCTCCGGTTGCACTAAGGAAGAGGAGCTACGGGCAAGTTAGTCGTCGCTTTTGGCGACAACGAAGCTTGTCCTAAGGCCCCTTCTTTAACGTGCAGATTGAGATCACTAACAGAGCACCCTACAATCAGTAGAACGTTAGATGCAATGATAGAAATCATCGCAATAACGAACTTCTGGTTGAGTTCTTGCCTGTTAATGGAATGCCCTGCTTCGACGAAGGTTTTCACAAACCTCCAGTAAGCAAGGCGTTCGCGCCGTTGCCAGTGCCGTCGTAGAGAATAGTCGTCGTGGCCCCTAAAGAGGCCATAAACGACATCAACTCTGCAACAACATTGGTCCCTTCGGTGATAGCTGCCATGGCTCCCACTGGGAAGTCCAGAACAGCATACGCCGAGATGGTCACAGGAGTAACGTTGTCCACGGTCGAAATGACAGTTTTGTCAAATCGAACCAAAGAACGACGTCGCTTCTTGAGTCCAGCCAACGATTCTTGATGTGAAATCAAGAGTCGATGAGGCAATGCCGGAGTTTCGCCTATTTGGGCGAATTCGGTTGAACGGGCGGACGTGGATAGGCGACTGAATTCAACTTCAGTCCCAGCCGCATTCTTGATCTCATTCGTGTTAAGTGTATTACTTAGCATGCTTTGCAGTTTTGGTTAGTTTCCGGAAGTGGTACTGAATCACTTCCGACGATGAGGATGCCATCGGGATAACCCGAGAGCAGCCCCGAGACTAATCTCCGTAGGAGATAGTCCGCTCGTGGTTAACGAGCTCGCAGAAGGTAGGCCAACGTCACGGCGATAAGCCGTTTCGAAGACCACCGGGTGCGTCATACTCTCTGGCGGGTAGCTTCCGGGTAAACCGGTTCCAGGGTAGTATATCGGACTAGTAACTTTACTAGTAACGACTATACGCCTGGCACGCTTAACCGACCAGAGGTATTGCATTATGTTTATCTTTGGATCCATGTTGCCAACACGCGTGGTTGATAGCCATCGACTTACGTCGACGAGCCAATCAACTACGAATGACCAAGGTATTGCGTTCCAAATGATGGCGGGGTTTAAGTTAACACCCCACGCATCAAGAAGAGACAATATCCGAGCATGCTCGAGTTGGTAGTCCGTATAATAATAATTATACTGGACCTGGGCATGGAATATGGAAGGCTCGTATACAACAATACGTTCGTTAGTTGCGGTAGCATATGACGTAAGGGTTCCACCATTTAAAGCATGGTAGAAGCCAACGGCTCTGCTTCCTTCACTTTCGGACGAATTGGAGTATTCGTGCAGATCCCGGCTATAGTGCCGTGTCTGCAGCTTCCCCATACGAGACACAAGGCCGTTTAAACGGCGTTCAGTGTTCGCGAGTGCACGCCTTACGGCTTGCACATCAGATATGAGCGGTGCGATGTTGAACTTGTATTGTAAATACAAGTCAGCAGCCGCCCTGAGAACTTGAGCAAGATCATAAAGACGGCGTCCCTTTCGGAACGCCACTTTAGGAAGCTTGAGCAAGTTGCGGATCGTCCCGTTAATCGTCTTGAAGTCCTTCAACTCTATAGTTGAATTAACTCCAGACAATTCAGCCTTAATGACTGGTAGCATGGTCCGCAAGGACGCATCTATCAAGCCACTGAGGTTGGCAGGTGCCGGCACAATGTCGGTACTTGCATCGGTAATACGAAACGCCGGCAGGCCATCGTTGAGATAGCCTGGCGCCCCGAATTGACTATTGTATAACGTGTAAGGACCTCCGAACGTACTCTTCGCATTCACAAAATTATTGTGAACAGGACGAGCCGTGACGAGGGCGGAGTTAAGACCACTGGAGAGAGGAGATTGCAGCTTATAATGCTGAAAACTCTTCCAAACCTTGTGGTTCCCTGGCTGGTCTTTAGTCTTCATCTCGAGGAGATCCGTATAAGACGGAACTTCAACGTATGCTGACCAATGATCATCAGAACCTCCTGGTCCAGCTCCTGGTTCAGTGAACACTTGTTCCTGACTAGTACCTGGATACACCCTAGAACGTGATTCAATAGGCGATTCTAACATAACTTCGCGATATGTACGGGTGTTACCCGTACACCGCTTGTGGAACGTCGAAGAACACTTCGACTGAGGCTGGTGGCCAACAGGGCCAC